AACCAACAGGGCCGGGAGCTTTTAGCGAAAAAGAAGACCAAGCGAAGCCGGGAGGGAAACGTACCTACTGAATACAACGGCATTATGTATCAAAGCCAAAAAGAAGCCAATAGAGCGAAGCATTGGGATTGGATGCTACAACTAGGCCAGATAAAGTATTGGAAGCGCCAGGTGCCCCTTAAAATCGAAATTGGAGGCATTCACATAACAACATACCTCTGTGATTTTGTGGCTGAGTATAACAACGGTAAAATAAGATATGAAGATTGCAAAGGCAGGAAATCCGGAGGCCCTTATCAAATGTTCCAGATAAAAAAACGGCTCGTGAAAGCTTTACTTGGCATTGAAATTATAGAGATATGAAAGCACAAAATAAATTCGATTGTACTGTTTGTGGCAAAGATGCCTATATAGGTTATACTAAATGGGATGGGCCTAATGGACCGTTAATAAAAAAGGGAGAAAGGCTTTGTAATCAATGTTTAAAAAAGAGAACTGGTGTGGCAATATTTTAAAATGGTAGACAATCAGAATAAGTTTTAAAATCACTAACTGAAAAATTATGGAATGGATAAAAATAATAGACAAAAAGCCAAAACCTTACCAGAGGATTCTAATACACACCAACACTGGTTTTATTGGAACTGCTTCCTACAATTTTATAGATGATGGCTATGGTTGAGAATATTTTATAGACGATAATTCAGAAACCTATACCGTTCTGGATGTATCACATTGGATGCCATTAACACCACCAAAATAAAATAGAATTTTTTTTCTAAAAACTTCGTATATTACGAATTAATTAAATAAGTTGTATATTTAGATAAATTTTTGTATAACCTGTCTAGTTTAAAGCAGCGGTAACAAAACGGCCATGTGCACAATGGCAAATACTCTCTTAGCGCGGAAGTGGCAGGAATACAAATAACAGCGATAAAACAGCGATAAATGGCTAACAACCCCAAACATAAGGACAACCTGAAAAACTTCCCTAAAGGGCAGTCTGGTAACCCTGCCGGGAGGCCAAAACAGCTACCCGACCTTAAAGAGATAATACAGAATAATGTTGATGTTGAGGCCATTATCCAAAAGCTTAATGTTTTGGCTAAAAAGGGGAATATAAAGGCCGCTCAAGAGTTGTTGGACAGAGGGTATGGCAAAGTTGCTCAGAAAACAGAGATTACGGGCAAGGATGGTGAGGCAATTAAAACAACGATGAAGGTTATATTTAAAAATATGGCTACTAAAGATGAATCTGCCGGAGGTTGAGGATGAAATAGAGATTAATGTTAATAGCAAATACGAAGGTATATTCACAACTGATTGCCGGTATATTTTGCTGTACGGCGGTAGGGGGTCTTCCAAATCCTATACCGCCGCACAGTTTTTTATTATAAAATCCCGTAGCCCTGAATACTTCCGGGGGTACATCATGCGGGAAATTGCCGGCGATATTAAAGATTCTCAATTTCAGGAGATAAAAGACCAGATTGAAGATTACGGCATAGCCCACGAGTACCACATTACAGAAAAGCCAATAACCATTACTCACAAAATTACGGGTAATAAAATATTGGCTAAAGGATTTAAAAAAAGCGCCGGCAACCAAACGGCTAAGGTTAAATCAATTAAAGACCCCACCCACATCTGGATAGAAGAGGCAGACGAAATAAGTGCAGAAGATTTTTTGAAGGCTGACACCTCTATCCGGACCACCAAAACAAGTAAAGTACAAATAATCCTAACCTTTAACCCGGAAAACGAAAATAGTTGGATAAACAAGCGATGGTTTATAAACAACCAACCGGCCCCGGATAGTGAAAGCTTTATTTTGCATACTACCTACAAGGATAACATGGCTAATTTACAGCCTAGTTATGTAGCAACCTTAGAAAAACTTTTAACTGATAACCCGGAGTATGCCAAAATTTATGTTAAGGGTGAATGGGGTGGAGGGGCTAAGGGTCAGGTTTACACCACCTGGCAAAAGATAGCCGTTGACGATATACCCGAAGGATTGCCTTATATCCATGCCTTAGACTTTGGGTTTACCAACGACCCTTCGGCTGTTCCCAAGATTTATATAGGCACCAATAAACTATATATAGATGAAGTTCTATATCAAACCGGCTTAACTAATCAGTTATTGGGCGGGCTTCTGCTTCAAAAAGGTTTAACCAAGAATGATATTATTTATGCTGATAGCGCAGAACCCAAAAGCATAGAAGAACTTAACCAGATGGGACTTTGGGTAGTGCCAGCGCTAAAAGGTCCGGATAGCATATTAGCTGGTATTAGCAAGGTAAAAGAATACATTATTTACGTAACCACCAGAAGTAAAAACATCTGGCAGGAATATAAATTTTATACTTGGATGGAAATGCCGGACGGTTCTTTCTCCAATAAACCCCGCGACTTTATGAACCATATCATGGATGCAATAAGGTACGGGGTATTTACGCATACCCATAAAAAGAAACAAGAAGCCTGGGCAATATGAACCTTTTACAAAAAATCGACAATTGGCTATTTAATTCGGGTTATGATAACCCTATCCTTAAACAAGCTTTAGAGCAAAAGGCCATAACTCAGGGTGGGCAAATCCTAAACCCTTTCCATAGGGCGCTTTATCAGGGGCTAAATAATGATTTGCCGGTATACATGGCAGATGATGCCAATGCCTATGTAACAAAAGGCTATATGACCGCCGATGTTTACGCTTTGGTAAACTTTACGGGTAATGTAGCGGCCGGCGTACCGTGGAAGCTTTACCAGAAAAGCGGCAAAGATAATTGGGATGTTATTCAGGACCACGAATTACTGGAACGTATAGCACGGCCTAATAAATATCAAAGCTGGCCTGAATTAATTAAAGAGCTGACCGCTTACGAAATGCTTACGGGTAACAGTTATGTATATGCTCCCTTTCTGGATAATGGGCTAAATTCGGGTAAAACAACCGAATTACACGTACTTAAAGCCCACATGGTACAGATTATATCGGGCGGGTGGAAGCAGCCTATTAAGGGCTATAAATACATCATGGATACCGAAAGCAAGGGTAAAGACATTGGGCCAAATGATGTTTTGCACTTTAAAAACTTTAACCCCTACGGTTACGGCGGTGAAGATTTATACGGTTCTTCACCTTTAAAAGCGGCCATTAAGCAGGTTGCAGTGGCCAACGATGCTGCAACCGCCCAAAATGCAGCTTTTGTGAATCAGGGGGTAAAGGGTATAGTTCACGGTACCGGCGATGCTTGGACTGAGCAACAGGCTGTAAAAGTGGATGAATCCTGGAAAAGAAAGAACGGCGTACAAAATACCGGGAAAATAGTTTTTACTCCCGGAGAATTGGGCTATATTCCGTTAGGATTAAGCCCGGTTGACCTGAACATTATCCAGGGTATGCTACACAACTTCCGGCAGCTATGTAACATATTTGATGGTTTCCCTTCTGTTTTACTGAATGATAATGAAAACAGTACTTACAATAATTTGGATGCTGCTCACAAGGCAGTTTATACTAATTGTGTGTTGCCTCGCCTCTATCGTTACCGTGATGGGTTTAATAACTGGCTCACTCCCCGTTATGGAAGCGACCTTTGGCTTGATATTGATACTTCTGGCATCGATGTACTCCAAGAAAATAAAAAAGAGTTAGCTGAAACTCTAGAAAAAGCCTGGTGGGTAAAGGTAGTAGATAAGCAAAAAATGATGGGTGTACCAGAGGACCCTAAAATGGATTTCTACATGGTGCCTATGAACATGGTACCCATGAATGATATAAATGATGTGATTCCACCCGACACCGGCGTAGAAGAAGCCGTAAAAGCGTTAGAAGCTAAAGGATTTAAACCATGATGTTTATAGAAAATAAATTTGAAATTGGCCAAATCGTTTATTTAAAAACAGATACGGCACAAGACCAACACATTGTAACTCGTATATCTGTTAGTGCTCAGGGGGTAACTTATAATTTGAATAGAGGCTCCTTTGATAGCTGGCATTACGATTTCGAAATTTCTACAGAAAAAAACATACTTATTGATTCTATCTAATTGCCTCCATACATAACCACCGGCATAACCTTTAAACCTATGCAAGAACACGGCCGCTGGTTCTTCTTCACATACTTTTACCGGACAAAGGTTATATGGGAGGCTAAAGGAATGGGAATTATGATGGGGTTTGAGCCCACAATATTTTTTAATATGAACTGATATGGGTAAGACTATTCCAATCAAAGCGCCATACGAATCAAAAATAGAGTACCGAAAGCGGCTTCAGGAGTATTTAAATAAATATTTTCTAAAAATTCCGATTATTTAATGACCCGCACCGAAGCCCAAAAATCGCTCCAATGGAAGGCTGTAGACCGTTCCCGCGCCCGTTACATTAACGAGTACGAGAAACGCTTTCTACGTGCCCTTAATGCCCAAATAGCCCCGGTAATTGTAGCTATACGCAACGGGAAAGACAACCCCGAAAACTACATAGTAGAATTACCTGTTTTAACCGTGCTGGAAGATTTGTATACCAGAGTAGGCCGGGACTTTGCAAGGGATACTTACGACAGCCTGACCAGGAAAGCCCACAGTATCAGCTACCAGACCAAAGCTGACGAACCAGAAAGCCAATGGATGCGATTTGTAAGGCGTTGGATAGGCAAGGAAGGGGCCGAAAAGGTTAAAAACATTACCGATACCACCCGGAACTTTGTTAGAAAAGTACTGGACCAGGGAGCAAGCGAAGGGCTAGGCACAGACAAGATGGCCAGGCTTATGATTGATGAAGCCGAGGGAATAAACCTGAACAGGGCTAAGGTAATCGCACGCACTGAGATAATAAGTTGTTCGAATTTAAGCAGCTTGGAGGGCGCACGCAGCACCGGAATAAAATTAAATAAAGAGTGGCTGGCCACCAGAGATAAGCGCACCAGAAGCAGCCATATTGGGGTAGATGGGCAAGAAGTAGGCCTAGATGAATTGTTTAGTGTGAATGGCAGTAAATTAGATTACCCTGGAGATAGCACCAACGGGGCACCGGGTTCTGAAACTATTCAATGCCGGTGTTCTCAGGTTTACAATCCGGTTTAATGCCTCTTTATCTTTTTTATTTCATCTATCCAGGCCGCCCCCAATAACACCACATACGCCACAGGTATAGCCAATATCAAAAGCAAATCCCACCATTCAAAGGTAAAGTTGGTTAGGAGGGGTTTAAGTTCTTGTAAGGACATGGGTTAATGTGCAGCATTTTGAGCGTTTACAATGGCAGCTATTAAATCATTAGCTAA